GATGGCGCGGCTCCCACCACCTTTGAAGAGATATTCGGGGACTTCTAGCCCCGAATTCTCTTTCTTTTCAATAGGTTAGCGAGGCGCCCGGGCGCGGCCGATTTTTCCTTTGTTTTCAATAGCTTACGGGGGATAAAACTATTCCTGATAGACGGTGAAAAAAGCAAAAATTTTCTACTGTCTGCCCTTGAATTTTGAGGCTAGAAGGCTTATATATTAGTTACAACAACGATAGAGGTTCCACATGATCCGCAACATTTCCATCTTCGACCTTGACGGCACTGTCATCGACTCGTCGCATCGTCAAGCGACCAAGCCTGACGGCACGATCAATCTCGATCACTGGTTTGAAAACTCCACGCCTGAAAAGATTGCAGAGGACAAGATTCTGCCGCTGGCTGATCAGATCCGCAAGCGCGTTCACGCTGGCGATTATGTCGTCATCTGTACGGCTCGGACAATGGGGTTCGCTGATTTTGAATTTTTGTTTGAGAATGGGCTTTGCGTTGACAAGATCCTGTCACGCCCTGCTGGTAACATGGAAGCAGATGGGAAGCTGAAAGCAAAGCAGCTTGGCTCACTGTTCAATCTTCGCCAGTTTCAACTTGCCAACAAGGTGATGTTTGACGACGCTCCGTCGGTTAGGTCATCACTTCGCAAGCTAGGCATCGCGGTTATCTGTCCTACCAAAATTCAAGAAAGGGTCGCTTAATGTTTGGGCTTGTTGGTTCCGCGCTGGTCATCGCACAGATGGCCGCGCTCTCTCTTGGGTTGCCGCTGCATCTCGCTTTTTTGTGTGGGCTTGGTGCGGCGGCTTGCTGGATCGTTCACGCCCTAGAGCGAAACGATAGGGCGCTTCTATTCGTCAACGTTGTTGTCGGTGGCTTTGCGTTTGCGGGATTGCTCCCGTAAGCGCATGGCGCCAGCAGTTATTCAACGATTTTGTGTTAAAAGTCAAAGACATAACGCTAGGCCGGCCCGCCGCTCGTAAGTCATTGATTTTATTGGAAAATAAAAATGACAAGCCATTGATTATAAACGAATCTTTTTTTCACTTACCCCTTGAAATTTGAGGTGACAATCCCCATATTAGATAGATGCAACAGCGAGGAGCAATCATGTCTATTCAACGCAACGCCTACGTCGTCATGGATACAGAAACGTCATTCCGCAACGGTCTGGTTTTCGACTTTGGTTGGACTACCATCACCCGTCGCGGCGAGGTTCTCGGCACAGGCGATCTCAATTTCCTTGATGTCATCTGCAAGGAAAAGCCCTACTACATCAACAAGATTGCGGGCTATGCCAAGCGTCAGCGTCATGGTATCCATCGCGTGACAAACTTCGCGGCTGGTCGCCGTCTGTTCAACGCTCATCTCTCATGGCTCAAGCGTCAAGGCTATCGGATCATCCTTTGCGCCTATAATGCTGGCTTTGATTGTCGCGTTCTCGGTGAGACTAGCCAGCGCATGACAGGCAAGCGGTTCCTGATGCACTCGGTCGATCTCTTGGACATTTGGGGCAACTGGGCTAACAGCGCACCCAAAGCCTACGACGCACCGTTGACTGCTTCAGGTCGCTTCCTGTCTACCACCGCGCAAAACGTCTACCGTTTTGAGATGCAGATGCCTGATTTCATCGAGGCACACACAGCGGCAGACGACACGCGGATTGAGGCGCAGATTTTGATGCGGGTTCTTCGCCGCAAGAAAAAGCTGCACGTTGTCAAATCACCGCGCGATTTTCAAGACCACATCTGGGAACTTTTCGAGGTCAAGGAGGACACTCATGCAAACTAAAAAATGGGAAACCCACGGGCAGGAGGGTTGTGACGACTGCCAATGGATCGCCAACGAGACAGATGGGGATATCCTCATCTGTCAAGAATGCGACTGGGAGCTGGACGGCCCTGATGGTCAGCCAGACTGGGCGCAGGAATGGCATGACTTTGACCCTGAATGCTAGGGTCAATTTCACCGTCATTTCAAACACTTAGCAGGCGGCCGGCCCCGCGACGTAACCCATTGATTTTATTGGATATTTTTTTGCGAAAAAAATTCTAACCCATTGTTTTTGCAGGAAAAGAAAATGAAAAAAAGTTAAGCCTACCCCTTGAAATTTCACCCCCCAATACCCATATATTATACATAACAGAAACGATCAGACACAGGAGAATTGATCATGGCTAAGGCAGTCAACTATACCCCAGAACTCACCGCTTCCATCGTCGAGCAATACCAGTCAGGCGTGGATGTCGCAGACATTGCGGCGTCAATCGACAAGTCGGTGCGGTCTGTCCGCTCGAAGCTCGTCCGCGAGGGCGTCTATGTCGCGTCCCCGAAAGCTGCTTCAAAGAAGCAGATGGGGCCAACCAAAAAGGAACTGCTTATCGAACTGGAGCAGGTCGCTCCATTCTCGGTTGACGGTTTCATGGGAGCAACCAAGGAGGCAATCAATGACCTCATCAAACACCTTCAAGACGCGTAACCCTGTGGCGCGTAACCTGCGGGCATCTCGCCCGCAGGTCATCCCCTCGAAAAAGATTTACAAGCGGAGGCCGAAGCATGGAAAAATCAAAGCTTCAACTTATCGGTGAATTGAACGGGCTTTGCGCTCGTCCAATCCCCTTGACTCTACGTCTGCGGATGCTCTTCTGGCGTCGTCTGCGGCTGGACCGCGTCTTATCGCTGGCACGCTATCACGTTAAGATTTACGGGCGAAAAATCCAGAATTAACAACCACTTAGGGGTCGGCCGGCCAGCGGCTGCTAACCCCTTGAAATCATTAAGAAATAAAAATGACAACCCTTTGAAAACACACAAAACTTTTTTTACCTCTACCCCTTGAAATTTACCCTTGCAATCCCCATATATATAACATGAACAAGATAAGGACTGAAAAAATGCAAAAGACATTCTACACCGCTGGCAAAGTTTGGCACAACTCGAAGTTTCAGGCACTGCGTGCTGAGGGTTTTGGCGTCAAAGCACGCTGGATTGATCTCGACAATGACAGCGATTTCGTTTTGAACCACAAGGACAAGCTCTGGAATCTCTGTTTTGAGGATGTCCGCGATGCAGATTTCGTGTTATTCTACGCAGAAGACTTCAACGAGGAACAGCGCGGAGCGTTGGTTGAAATCGGCATGGCCTACGGGTTTGGCAAAACAGTTTATGCCGTTGGACGCTGCAAGACTGTTGCACCGAATGAAATTTCGGATGTCGCTTTTACCCATTTCGACAACTGGCACTGGTTGCCAACACATGACCTCAAAGAAGGCGCAGAGATGGCTCTGCGGATTGAGGAACGCAAAGAACAGATCATGAGGGAGATTGCATCATGACCAAGACTGAAAAGAAAATTCAAAAAGCCATCCGCATTGGCGGATTCACATCTGGCGCTGATATGCGTCGTGCATTGAAGATGCTGCGTGCTATTCAGCGCAAGCGTCAGGAAATCGAAGCTCGTAAGGCAAAGGAGATTGCATAATGCCATATATCCCACAAGTTCGTCGCGCTAATGTTCTCGCAGAAATGCGGGAACACGGCACTCATTGGACGCCACAAAATGCTGGCGATCTTAACTTTGCTGTCACCTGTTTCATTGACAATTTCATCTTTGAGAATGGCTGTCGCTATGACAAAATCAACTCGATGATTGGCGCATTGGAATGTTGCAAGCTAGAATTGTATCGTCGTCTTGCGGCTCCATACGAGGATCAGGTGATGGAGGCCAACGGCGATGCCTATATGGTCGTACCCGAAAGGGAGGCAGAATATTAACTAGAGAGGGACACATGGCGGTTCATGTATTTGCAATGACTGAAGAACAGATTAACAGAGCCTCACGCATCTGGCATATTGATTTTGTCCATAAGTGGCATGATCATCGCTCACATGGGGATGTTGACTGGGATAATGACACTTTGATATTTGCTAACAAAGCAACGGCAGATAAGGTGTCACAATGGACATGGCAGGACCATGAAGTTAACTAACTAAAACAAGCACTTAGCGGGAGGCCGGCCCCAAACCCGATTTTGTCAATGATTTCAATGCTTTATGGGCTGCTTTTAAACCAAGAAAATTAAATGAAAACAATGGTTTGGGCAAAACGCACCTTAACTTAGCGACCATTCTTAATGTAATCCAGCGCCCCTCGGCGCCAGAGTGCAAAGGCGATTGTCAAGTAGAAAGTCAATCTAAATTGTCGCAAGAGTGCAAAAAGATTGAAAGTCTGTGCGTAGCACCAGTAGTAGTTCGACGATTGTCAAGTAAAAAGTGGATTCAGGTGCTAAAAAATTATTTCACCACTGAAAGTCTCTTTTCGCTTGCTTGATGCTGAAAATTCGCGTATATTCTTTTTATAGAATGAAACGAGAGAGAAAGAGGAGAGAAGAATGAAGGCACCAAACTACACCGCAGAGGCGACTGCACGGATCATCAATGACTACCAGAACGGCGTGGACGTCGAGACTATCGCGGCTTCCGTAGAGAAGTCGGTTCGCTCGGTACGTTCCAAGCTCGTGCGAGAAGGTGTGTACGTCGCAAAGGCCAAGCCGATGGCAAAGCGTGACTCTGGCCCATCGAAGAAGGAACTTCTTCTGGAGCTGGAAGATAACTTTGGCTTCGACTCGAAAGGTCTGGAGGGGGCGACCAAAGATGCCATCGTGCGCATCATGCAGACCCTCGCACAATAAACGATCGTCAGATCGTTATAAGGAGAGCTTCGGCTCTCCTTTTTTTATGTGCGCATCCAAGCACTTAGCGCATAAAAAAATGCGCCTGTGGCGCCAGTGCAAAGTCGATTTTCGATAGTGCAGGTTCAGCGCCAGTGCAAAGACGACTGAAATCAACATTAGTTCCTGGAAACTAGTGTGAAAAATCTAAAATGCGTCTTAGTCATGCCTAAACCCCTCCCCACCCTGGTAAAATAGCACAAAAACTAACCAATATGCAAGCCTACACTGGCTCCCTACGGTCGCCAGCTAAGTAACTATGCGAAATCATGTGTGATATCGAGGAAATGAGAATAAAACTGAGATTTTAATTAGTTTTGTACAA